CGACCAGATGGATTTGAACCATAAAATTCAATGAGATCACCATTGAAATCCACCAAAGGATAAGCAGTATCCATAGCAATACCCTCGATAACTTTGATATCATATTCATCATAGTTACCTGAATTTCGGGCTATATTTATTAATATTTGAAAAGCACCTAAGATAAAAGCCGGAGGCATCTTTTTATCAAATGCTTTATAATCCCCCGCCACTATACGGTTCGATCCATGTTTAGTCAGATATTTATAAATATCAGACCACTCTAATGATTGAGCAATCGTGCCTGGTGCGGCCTCAAATATAAATCTATTATTCTGTATAAGACGCACACTAGATAACAAATATTTACGAACAACAAAAGTCCAATCAAACGGGGCACCTGTGAATACACGTGTTTTCTTAGCAGTAATCTTAGCGAAAGAAACTGGCTCATCTTTCAAATGAGCACAGAAATTTGGCATTGCACGTTGCCCTTGATGGTATTTACCTATAATCTGATAGGCACGCATGATAATCTCCTCACTGACCTCAACGGGATCCAAAGTATCCCCTCTTGGTGCTGTAGGTTTCATAAAATACCGTTTGGATTTTTTCCAAGGATTCCCTGCACTAGTATTACGATTTATTTTATCCACATAGGCAACTTTTGCTGCTCCATTGACCGTAGTAAAATCATCATAAACTTCCATCATAGTGGCATTGGAACCCAATTTAACTCGGATATCCTCAGAAAATGCGGCTATACATTCCTGCAAAATTGCATCATCGTAATTAACAACAATATTAGTCATATCGTCCAAAGCTATACGCCAAGGTTCCCATCCAACCATACAGGGTGGACCATATTTGGTCTCAAAACCATAATCCAATAATGTCTTGTTCATTGGCGTGTTTTCCACCAAACTCTTATGATTAGCGCGAAAACCCGCAAAAGATCCATAAATGGAAGCCACACCTTCTCTCATATAACGGAGCGGAGATTTCTTATGCAAAGATATTAACTCACGCTTAGCGGAAATGGATGATAACATAGGTTCCCCAGCATGCATATCACATCGTGAAACGGCTTCATATCCCGCTAACACAATTTCATAAGAAGTTACTATAGCAAATGCCTCATTGGCCTTGCCCATAATATGCATACCCATAATAACTGGACCCATAGATGTTTCTCCCACTAATACTGATCCACAATCACCATAAGTCATAGGTGAACGTGTATGCAACTTATATAAAGGCATATCTATAGTTAATGCTGGCACATGAGCGGATTGGAGATAATCAATCTTCAAAGCATCAACTAAACCCAAGGATCCATCACGCGACATCCCACAGTATGTTCCATTGACCTTGGCTCTAAAGGAAGATTTAGGGAATAATTCCCGCAAATCTTTACGAGGAGGTACATTAGGTACAACAAAAAACGCAAGGTCCCACTCAGGATATCGCATAAATTGTGTCTGCATCATTCGCACAGTAACATTACGATTGACACCATCTTTAGATACTCCAGAAATGATATCAACCTGCATCATATCCATATCTGGGACAGTATGATTGTTGGTCATATACACCTGCCCACCGATACAAAAAGCACGCCCAATACGGCATTTGGCATCCCCACTCTGAAATGAGACAAAAACACAATTAGCCATAATACGATCCAAAACTTGAGCGCGCGATAATCCCTTATAGGAACTTATTGTAGGTGTGACATCAAATGTGCTCAACACATAGTCATCTTTATACCAAACATTAGTGCGCTCATCTTTGTCCGGTTGTGGCTCCACACCTTGTGTATTGCCATGTAAGTTAAATACTCTACTTGATAACTTGTAGGCAACCAAACACGACGATAAAAAAGCAACTACACCAACCAAAAAGGTTGGATAATTTATACGTTGCTTAACTCTCTCACCTAATTGATAAAACATGTTTTTTAAAGACATATCATGCCAATTAGGTACGAACCAAGATATGCACCACGCAAAGAAAGCATTTTGGGCTGCTAAACCCCACAACCACATAGTGAGTCGATATTTGAAAACCATATTTGTGAATGCATCAAAGAAAATCGTGGATATGAACGTGATAGACATTATTGAGGCCCACACTGACCCACTTTGCATACACTCACACATCGATGTGGGCATAAAACAATTCTTACATAATTCAACTTGCTTAATAGAATTCAAAGATTCCGAAACACGTTCTTGGTTACAATCGTATTTATCAATCGCATTATTATACCAAATAAGAAATTCACGCAAAGTTATGTCATGTAAAATAATATTAATCTTTGCTTTTTTCTCCCGCGATGAAACTGGAACTGGTAAAACTTCCTTTACTGTCCACAACCAAAGATCTGGATACTCATTGGTATCATGTGGAACTTTACTTGAATCTAGCATACCCGAATCATCTGTATACTCTGGCTTTGGCCGGGGATGAATTATAAAAGGAAAACGTCGTTGTGCAGCTGAAGCGCAGCTAAAATAATAATGTGCATTTAAATCTTCTGTATTAGTGGTAGCTAAAACCAATTTGCAACGCATAGGGGTCCTACCCTTATTTTCAAGGGAGGCCTGATCGGGTACAAAAGGAACAGCATTAATTATTTGTATAAATTCCATACATGATGGATCACCAGCTTGAGCTGCATTAACATTCATAAAAGCAACATCATCTAAAACCACACACCATTGAGATGTAGTAAAACCATCCCAAAAATTGGCAACAGGATTACGTGTATAACAAAACTCAGATGAAGTGGGTAAAGCCTTCTTTTTACCAAAATGATGAAAAAGTAAATCCTTAATAGAGGATTTGCCAATACCAGAATCCCCAAATATTAATAGGGAAAAGGGCACTTGACGACTCTCACGAGCTTTACGCTTAGTGATGAGTTCGCATTTATACATATGCATATCATTTAATAAAT